CATGTGTTCGCAAAATTCTTAGTGCTTTTTCAATTCTCATATATTTCGTATTTATCTTCAAAGTATGCTGTCCATATGTTTTGTTTTACTTTTCTCTTCACCCGCTGAAGCGAGAGGTTTGTTTTCTTTGTTTCTTAATTGAATATACCAAGTATGTCCATCTCTACGAGCATCTTCAAAGATTGCCCATGTAAACCATAGTGGTATAATGATAGCTAAGTGAACAATTAAACTAACAAAAGAGTTGTAGTAGCCAAACCAGCCACCCCAATATGCAGCGATAATTCCAAAGAAGAAAGCCCACATAACAAAAAGCACAATCATAAAGTATGCTTGTAATGATGGGTTAGGTATGTATTTTAAAGGATTATACTTTGCGTTCATAACTGAGTTCCAGCAGTCGTAAATCCATAGTAATAGTTCTTTCATGTAAATCTCCAGCCTCTTTTTCTTAAATATTGGACTTGTTTACGCACAGAGTTTTCAGTAGTTTGTAAATGAAGTGCTATTTCTGAAACTGTCATCTTCGAGTAGTTATCTCGCAAATACTGTCTGTCGCTTTGAGTCCACTTTTTCATACATATATTATACGAAAAAATGAGCAAAAAGTCAAGAACTAAATTTTTTTACTTGACTTCGCTCTCAGAAATTGCTATAATATAACTTATGAATATAGACAATGACATAGCATTTTTAATTATTTTACTGGCTACTAACATGGGAACATATTACTATTCAAAGCATCTAGCAATAAGAGCTTGTATCGAGTATCTCGAGAAAGAAGGCTTTATTTCTTTTGATGATTAGAAAAATAGTTCTTGACTTGCAGTTGAATTTTTTGTATAATAGTATATGAGAATAATGGTATTCTCAATCATGCCATACCGAAAGGGTGGCTCATATTATTTAAGGAGAAAAATATGACGCATACAATGTTAAGGCATTTTCTTGGGTTTGACCCAGAGATGTTTGAATCAGTAAACACAAATTACCCACGATACAATGTGGTTAGAACAGATGAAGAATCTGTGAGTGTGGAAGTTGCAGTGCCAGGCTTTACTAAAGAAGAAGTAAAGGTCGAGCAAGATGGAAATAAGTTGCAAATCAAAGCAAAAGCAATCGATTGGTTGCAAGAGGGCGAAAGCTACTTACATAAAGGCTTTAGTTCCAAAGGTTTTGATAGGCAGTTCATTCTTGGCGAGTTTATGGAAGTTGATTCCGTTAGACTAAAAGATGGTATTCTTACTATTAACATAGAGAAGAATATTCCTGATGAAAAGAAACCTAAAACATTTGATATACAATAATGTTGGTTTACTGTAAGACTCCGCGCTCAAGGCGGAGTCGCCTTTCGATACAGAAAGAGCGACAACGAAGAAAAGAAAGTGACGCCAAACTGTTGGCAGAGGTAGACAAACACATACAAAAGTGGGAGCGTAGATGCAAGAAATAAGTCAAGAGGGTGTAAACCTAATTAAAAAATTCGAAGGTTTCGAAGAACAGGCTTATAAGTGTCCTGCTGGTGTATGGACTATTGGATATGGTCACACAAAAGATGTTATACAAGGCGACTTTTGGAGTGAGGCATATGCAGAACATATGCTCGAAGTAGAACTAGAGGAGTATTGTGAGTATATAAACGACCTAGTCGAAGTAGAGCTAAATCAAAATCAATTCGATGCATTGGTATCTTGGGTTTATAACCTAGGACCAAGCAACCTAAAAAGTTCAACTCTTCTCAAAGTGCTAAATGAAAGCGACTTTGATGAAGTTCCTAGACAAATAAGAAGATGGAATAAAGCTTCAGGAGAAGTCCTAGAAGGACTTGTTCGCAGAAGAGAAGCTGAAGCTCTCTTATTTCAAGGGAAGGAGTGGAGTCACATTTAAAACAACTGCTTGATAATTTAAGCAAAAGAATCGCAAAACTAGAAAAAGATTCGCACCCGCCGATTGGTCTGTGTGAGTTTAAAGGTTTTGATAAGTTAGTAGAGAGGATAGAAAAATTAGAGAAAAAATTAAACAATTCTGGGCATGGTTAGTAAGTTTATTTCAAACTAGATATATACTGACTGTAAGTTACAATGCTACATATGGCGATTCTGACGACCAAACATTTACAGTAAAGAAATTTTATAGTAAAAAAGAGAAATATTTAAGGTTTAAAACAATAAACAATGAAGTAGTAGAGATACGAGGCGCAGAAGGTCTTAACTACAAAATAGAGGATTTATAATGTATCAATTTTTATTAGCATTAATAGTAGCATTAGGTGGAAGTACTTATTATCTGTGGAATGAAAACCAAACACTAAAAGGAAATAATGCCAAGCTAGAGTATGCAGTAGAAACACAACAAGAAACAATAACAAATTTACAAAATGACTTTGCTTTGCAAGGTAAGAGTTTAGTAGATATGCAAAGTAAAAATCAACAAATAGAAGCAGAGATGAATCGCTACTTAGATATATTTAAAAGACATGATTTAACTAAGTTAGCAGCTGCAAAGCCAGGGCTCATAGAGCCAAGAGTAAATGAAGCAACTAAGGAAGTATTTAATGGAATTGAACAAGATAGTCGTGATATTGATAACGCTGATGATGGTATCGAATTGCAGTCTACTCCCAACTAAACAGATTGAGATTAGTGCAAAACCAATAGAACGAACAATAATACAGCCAGTCCTCCCAAGAGAGATTGACTTAAAAGAGCCATATTGGTATGTAGTATCAGAGAAAAACTTAGATGAATTTTTAGCAAGAGTAGAGAAAGACCAAGGTCAAGTAGTATTCTTCGCAATGAGTGTTCCTGATTATGAATTAATGGCATACAATATGCAAGAGTTAAAACGATATGTTCGTGAACTCAAAGAGGTAGTAATTTACTATCGCAAGGTAACAGAAAATGTCGGAGATGAGTCAGGACAACAGCCGTAATGAAGTCCAAATAGATTTAGATAAGTATATGAAGTTAGTCGATAAACTCGACGCAGCTGAAGACTTAATCGAAAAAATGAAACAAGACCGAGCTAGAATGAAGCCAGGTAAGCGTAGATTTATGGATTTATTCTTAGATGATAATGACATAAATGAAAAGGCAATCATTGGTTTTATCTCGTTCTTTCTAATGACTGTTTTTGGAATATGTGATTTAGTTACAGCTTTCTTAGGACAAGATTTAGTAATATCAGATACCATTTATACTTCATTTGTCGTAGTGACACTTGGAGCATTTGGTATATCAGAGGCTGGAAGAGCTTTTGGTAAGAAGTAAAAAATAAAACTTGACACACAGTTAATTTTTTCATATAATATATGTATGAATTTATTTTACCTCGATGAAGATTTAGACAAGTGTGCAGAGTATCATGTTGATAAGCATATAGTTAAGATGCCTTTAGAGGCAGCTCAGCTCCTCTGCACAGCTGTGTGGATTGACCATGTTCTAGGTTTCATACCAAGAGCATTAAATCGTGAAGAAAGTTCAATATTAAATGCTGAAAAAGCTAAAATTAAGCATTTACCTTTAGAGGAGCGACCTCTATGTCAGTATCTACCAATGATGTATAATCACCCTTGCACGATATGGACAAGGTCGTCTCTCGACAATTTTGAGTGGGTTCATTGTTATGCTAATGCATTAAATGACGAGTATCACTATCGGTATGGTAAACAACACAAATCAGTAGTAGAAGTTATAAATAAACTACCAGAGCCGAAGAATATGCCTCGTGAAGGACTCACTCCATTTGGTATGGCAATGCCAGATGAATTAAAAGACCCAAACGATGTCGTAGGTTCGTATCGTTTGTATTATCACACAGACAAAGCAACCTTTGCAAAATGGTCGCATCGTGAGAAACCTTACTGGTGGGACGAGGGGTTAGCTTGGTATGATGAGAGAATAACAAGTAGATGAAAAAAGAAATTTTTTATAGAGGAGTAAAAATATTTATTCCCGAAAATCTATCTGAGCAAGAAGAAGATACTTTTATAAGAAGTGCAAAATCTTCAGTAAGCAGATGGAGAAGACCAAATCGTAAACCAAGACGGAGAAGAAATGTATAAGTTTAATGAAGATAAAGCATTAAGAGAAATTCAGAAATGGATTGATGCGACATACAATAAACATTACAGTATGAATAAAATACAATCCACAGAGTTCGTAGCAGATGCAGGACATGGGGTTGGCTTTTGTCTTGGGAATATCATTAAATATGCTCAGCGTTATGGCAAAAAAGATGGCTATAACCGAGAAGATGTATTAAAAATTATTCACTATGCAATAATATTACTAGGTATCGAAGATGGCGATAAAGAAGAAAGACTACGAAAATTTAACTAGCGCTAACATTCAAAGAGTTATAGACTTACTGGAGGCAGAAAAGCCTATAACCAAGAAAGAAGCGTGTGCGATGTTAAGGATTTCCTACAACACAACTCGTCTTTCAAGAATAATACAAGAACACAAAGAATACCAAGAATTTGTGGCAAAGAGAAAAGCAGAGAACAGAGGTAAACTTGCTACTTTTGATGAAATGAAATCAGTAGCCCAGATGTATATAGAGGGCTTTAATATTTCTGACATAGCAAAAAGTATATATCGTTCTCCAGCTTTTGTCAAAGGTATTATTGATAAAATCGGAGTTCCATTTAAATATGCACAGTCTGATTATGACGGAATACGAAATTCCATTTTACCAGACCAATGTGTATCAGATAGTTTTGAGTCAGGCGAAATAGTATGGGCTAGAAAAAGAAATTATCCTGCAAAGGTAATTCGAGAACATACAGAAGTCATGAAAGACGGCAGAACTTATGAACAAAAGTATGGTTGCAAATGCTACCTACTATACACTATTGAGTGCACAGATTTGAGTAATACACTTTTCCCACACTTAGAGTGGGCAGGAAGTTATCACTCATGTCTATCTTATGACATTGGAAGTCTCCGCCACCTAGAAAAATATGGAGTTAAATTTTTATAATGTATTATTTGCATTTTGGATTGCAACAGTTTTTATGTCAATGTGGAAGTTATACTTCCCAAGTATTAAAATATTAGAATTAGCAAGACCCAATTCGTTGGTAGTAAGATATCCGCTAGTAACATTTACAACTTTTTTGTTAATGTCATGGATTCTTGCGCCTTTTCTAATACCAGCAATACTTTCAGATAAGTATAGATTCACTTTCATAAAAAGTTATTTGGAGACAGTTGATAAAAATGAATAGTTTATTAGAAGCAATAGTTAAGAAAGCAGAGGGAGAAATCGCTGTAGCAAAAGCAAATATCTCAGTATATATGAGAAATGCTACTGCAATAGGCGATCACCCAAATATAGTAGAAGCTGTAGAAAGTCAGATTGATAGAATAGCTGAGGCTCACGAAAAAATTTCTACGATTGAAAAATACCTTAAGTAAGGAATCGAAAAATAGTTCTTGACATCGCCCTTATTTATAGATATAATATATATAAATGAGTGATAGATTTTACTTTCAAATGAAACAAGCGACAGGGTGGTGTCCTGGCTACAGAGGCACAACCACACTTGAGGATTATGTTAGTAAATTCGGAAAACTAAGGAGTAAAAAAGTGTCAAATTGGACAGATGAATTAAAAGCACAGGTAGTCGAAGATTACCAAAATGCTGAACCAACTCCAGAAACAAGTATGGAGATTGTGTCTGATATTGCAGAGAATATCGGACAGACACCAAACGGAGTTAGAATGATTCTAACAAAAGCTGGTGTCTATGTTAAGAAAACACCTGCGAGTGGCAGCAAATCGTCAGGTGGTGGTGGAACAAGAGTATCGAAAGAGGGAGCTCAACAGGAGTTGTCATCAGCTCTAACTGATGCTGGACTTGAAGTAGATAGTTCTATCATAACAAAACTTACTGGTAAAGCAGCTAAGTACTTTGCTGACGCAATTAACAAATTAAATAGTTAATGTCATAGCCTCGACTTTTTAGTCGAGGCATTTTTACATCTATAATTTTCAGTTGTTTTTTGACCTAGCGATTGGACGGTAAAGGATTATATCAACCAATGCAGGAGAAAAATGAAAAAAGGAAAATTTATAGAGGAAATGGAAAAGCACGGCGATGCTGTAATAACTTATCGTAGTGCTAAAAGTAGAAAATTAAAATACAATGTTTGCACAATGGAATTTGACAATGAGTATATTCAGTCAAAAAGAAATCGTGCAAAACCAAACGAACACCAAGTTCTTTGTTGGTGTTGGGATACAGACTCGTATAGACTTCTCGTTCCAGAGAATGTAGTATCTATTGTTCCTCTTTCTAAAATACTCAAGAATGATTGAACTACATAGTGCGCCCTCGGTGTATGAAAAAGAAATACACTATGACGAAGACAAGGGACAGAAAATATATCTAATGGTAAATACCTTCAAGGGTAACGAGTATCTACATCTTAGAAAATATTATCAAGACTTTGACGAAGTATGGAAGCCTTCAAAAGAGGGTATTGCAATGAAGTTAGATTTTGATAACTCTAGGGAACTATTTACAGCATTAGTTGAGATACTTTCTTTAGCAGAAAGTAAAAAAGTTATAGAGGAGAATTTTAAGGATTTAATAGATAATATTTATCAGAGTTAAAAAATAGTTCTTGACTTTTTAGTTTATTTGAAGTATAATATAGGCATGAAAATAATAAATGTAATATTAACTGTAATGTTTGTTTCCGCTTGTAATCTACTTGATGAAGTAGACTGGTCAAGCTCACCCAAACCAATAGTTACACCAGAGCCAGTACCTGTGCCAGTTCCAACACCAGCACCAACACCTGTGCCGACACCAGCACCAACACCTGCTCCAACCCCTGCGCCTACACCTGCACCTACACCCGCACCTACACCTGCACCAACACCTGTACCAACACCAGCGCCTACACCTGCGCCAGTAACAACAACTACATCAACATCATCAACTACTACAACTTCAACAAGTTCTAGTTCAAGTACAGGCAATAATTAGTACAACTAAAAAATATTTCTTGACTTTTATATTATTTTTTCGTATAATATATTAATGAGTTTGGAAAATTATTTAAAGCAATGTGACTTGGCTTACTTCAATGGTAAACCAATCATACCTAATGAAGTCTATGATAGACTAAAAAAGGTAGATGATGAAGTCGGCTATTCCGATAATCGTGAGCAAAGACTACCTCATACATATCCTATGTGGTCTTTGCAGAAAGTGTTTCAAGGAGAGGATAATCCACCTTCTTGGGCAGATGATGAGGCAGTATTAGTATCCCCTAAGTTAGATGGCTCTGCAGTAAGTTTACTCTATGTTAATGGAGAGTTTAAATTAGCACTTACTCGTGGAGATGGCAAAGAGGGAGTTCCTATTACAGATAAAATGAAATACATTGTTCCTCGACAAATACCTACTGACTTTGATGTATATAATAAAGTAGTATTTATTACAGGAGAAGTAGTTGCTCCAATACAGTTTCCAAATGCAAGAAACTATGCATCGGGTTGCTTAAATTTAAAAGATATAGAGGAGTTCAAAACTCGTTCTGTTGATTTAACTTTTGTAGCTTATAATGCCCAACCTTACATGGCAGACACTTATGGAGATAATCTAAAGATGTTAGCTTTGATGGGATTTGCAACAATTTTTACAGTAGATAAGTATTATTATCCTACTGATGGCACAGTATGGAGACTAGATAATAATGACGAGTTTGACAAACTAGGTTATACTTCTCACCACCCAAGAGGAGCATTTGCTCTAAAAGTTAGGGAAGAAGGAGTAATTACAACCTTATTAGATGTTGAGTGGAATGTAGGAAAGTCTGGAGCAGTTACTCCAGTTGCAATCCTAGACCCTATTATGATAGAGGACGCAACAGTTTCACGAGCAACCTTACATAATGCAGGATTTATAGATGCGTTAGAACTAGAGATAGGTTGTAAGGTAGAAGTCATTCGAAGTGGTAAAATTATACCAAAGATAGTGAGGAGAGTAGAGTGATTTTATATACAGAAAGACAATTAAAAGCTGAGTATGACTTGTGGGTTCATGAACAGCTTAGAATACAAAAGAGAGTAAATATAAAGTTTGAAATACCTGATATAGAATACTTTAGAAGGCAGGTATTTGAACCAACTTTGGAAGAGGTGTATAAAGATGATGCTTTTTGAAAGTAAACTTTTTACAGTTATAATTTTTTCAATAATTGTCTTCCTAGTAGTAGTGTTATTTTTTGATGATACCGACCCACCAGACATTAGTATGTGGAGAGATGATTAATGAGACCATACAGATTACACACATTTATAAAAGAAAATAGAAAAGCAGAAGTCTATAAATATCATAACGAGTTTGTTGTAAAGTGTTATATAGATGGAGAGCTTATAGGACAAAGATTAATAAAAGAACATAATGAAGGCTATGCAGAAGAAGCCGCTGAAAATTATGTAGACGGAATATGGGAGTTAGAAGAAAAAGAACATGGGCTTTTTTAGCAAAGACGAAAGGTCAATAAGAATACATAAGGAGTCTGCCTTCAGTATAGGTAGTGCCTTAATTACACAGTTTCCCTTAAATTATTTAATACTATGGTTATGTATTGAAATTTGGGGTATCACAAGTGCATGGGGATTGTCAGTTATATCAGTAGCGTTTATGACAGTCACAGCATACCTTCGTGTATTCTATACACGATTATATTTTTCACAAAGATTTAAAGACTAATGACAGGATTGATATACGGAATTAAATTCGTTAATCCTGATACAGGAGAAAAGTTTTTAAAAGTAGGAATTGCAAAAGCAAGACCTGGCAAAGTGGGAAAAGGAGTTCTTCAAAGAGGCTCCAGTAAAGATTTTTATACACCAGACTATCAACAATTTATACAAAGAACTTGGCAAGGCGATTATGATGATTGCAGAAATATAGAGTACACTTTACACTATATGTTTGCAGATGACCACTACCAACCAAAAATTAAATTTGGTGGTTACACCGAGTGTTTTAATATAAATTCAAAGATATTAAGATGGTTTCCTAAAAAATCAGAAACAGCAGAAGATTGGCTAAACAGACACCAAAATTTAAACCTTGATTAATCCTAGAAATCCAAAAATATTTCTTGACAAAAAGGTTTATTTTGTATATAATATATAAATAGAAAATATGAAAACAATAGAAATTCCAACAGAGTGCCCATCATGCAGTTCTATATTAGAACTTCTAAATGGGCAATTATTTTGTAGGAATGATAATTGTGAAGCAAAGGGTTTTAAGAAGTTAGAAAACTTTGTTTCTAAACTAAAGATAAAAGGTCTTGGACCAGCAACTCTTAACAAGTTAAAAGTCGAAGACATTATCGAACTCTATGAGATAAAAGGTCATGAGATAACCATGAGATTAGGCTCAGAAAAGATTGGAGAAAAAGTATTTGCAGAACTTGAGAAGTCAAAATCAGTAGACCTGCAAACTCTACTTCCCGCCTTTTCTATTCCGTTGATTGGGCGATCCGCTACACAGAAATTATGTAATGTAGTATCACACATTAAAGATATAAACGCACAAACTTGTAGTGAAGCTGGTATCGGCCCAAAGGCAACAGAAAACCTACTCAGATGGTTAGAAGATGAATTTTATCCTAATAATTACTTACAGTTATTACCTTTTGATTTTACAAGTTCATATACAAGTAAAGCAGTAGAAGAAATCAAAGGTACAGTATGTATCACAGGAAAACTTATGTCTTACCCTACAAAGGCTCATGCCCAAAAGGTACTTGAAAATTACGGATATTTAGTAAAATCAAGTCTAACCAAAGATTGCACTCATCTCATTAATGAAAGTGGGATTGAGTCGGCAAAAACACAGACTGCTCGGGAACGAGGAGTCCAAATAATTAATAATTTAAAGCATTTTATAGGAGAATAATAAAAATGGCAGTACCAAAGTGGACAGATGAAAGAACACAAAGTTTAGTAGACTTTGTTGGTTCTGAAAGCCCAGTATCACAAGTTATGGTTGCAAACGCAGCTGAAGAATTAGAAACTTCTTCAAGAAGTGTTTCTTCAAAACTTAGAAAAATGGGTTATGATGTTGAATTAGCTTCAGCATCTGCTTCTAAGTCTTTTTCAGACGAGCAAGAAGCAACTTTGAGCAATTTTGTTCAAGATAACAGCGGTCAGTATACTTATGCTGAAATCGCATCAAATTTTGAAGGCGGAGCATTTAGTGCTAAGTCTATTCAAGGTAAGATTCTTTCTATGCAATTAACAGAGCATGTTAAACCTGCACCTAAGCAAGAATCTGTCAAAACATATAGTGATGATGAAGAATCAACATTTATCGAAATGGTAAATAATGGTGACTTTGTTGAAGCTATTGCAGAAGCTTTAGGAAGAAGTGTAAACTCAATCAGAGGTAAAGCTCTTTCCTTACTAAGAGCTGGCGAAATTAATGCTATACCAAAGCAAGAACATGTAAAAGGCAATGGTAAAGCAGACGTTCTCGCTGATCTAGACATTTCAGATATGTCAGTTGAAGACATCGCAGACGAAATCGGAAAAACTGTTAGAGGTGTAAAAACTATGCTAACAAGAAGAGGTTTGAGATGTGCTGACTATGATGGAAGTGCAAAGAAAAACATAGGCTAGTTTAGTCTTCGAGGTCGAGGGTTTCTATCACGAGTGATGACCCTCGCCTCACTTATATTTGGGAGAATAATTGACTTTAGCAAGTGCATTGATAAAACAGATACTGTCGCAAGGTGACTTTGCGACATGGAATCGTTTAAAGCAACATTACCTACCAGATACAACCTACCAAAAAATACATGGTTTAATTGATAAACATGTCCTTAAATATCACGCGTTACCCACCTTTGAAGATTTAAAACAAAGTATTCGTTCTAGGGAATTACAAGAACAAGTCTATGCGATAGAGTCAGTTGAGACTGACGTAGACGCGTATTTATTATTAGATTACTTAAAAAATGAGTTTGCTCAAGGAGAGATACTCACTCGCATAGATGATTATATAGAGAACACAGTAACACTCGCAGACGCACAAGAAAACATAGACAGTCTGCAAGAATTAGTTGTCCAAGTTCAAGATAGAGTCGATACAAAAGACGAAGATGAAGCTATGGACACAGTAGAACTATTCGACTCGGAAGAAGATATTTCAAGTCGTTTAGCTTTAGGATTAAATCAAGATTATGATTTATCCTATAAATTTTCTCCCAAAGATTTGGTCGTTGTCGGCGCTAAACGTGGTGGAGGTAAATCATTTACACTTTGTAATATTGCAAGAGCAGTTCAGGAAACTGGCAAGTCTGCACTTTACTTTACTATTGAGATGGACACTCGACAGATTCTACAAAGAATTGTTAGTATGAGTGCTGATATTCCTCTTGGTAGATTGATTGAAAGAAATCTGTATGAAGATGAGTGGCAGAAAGTTGCAAAGTGGTGGTCAGTTCGTTTTGATAATGGGGAAGAACACTATAGTAATTATTTGAAAGAAAAAGATTTTGATAAGTTCCATAGAGTTCTCACAAGAGAGAAGTTCAAGAGAACAAATCAAATTGATGTAGTTTATGACCCCGCCCTCACAGTTGCTAAGATTATTAGCACAGTAAGACAGAAACGAGCAGAATATGATGATTTAGGTATCATTGTAGTAGATTATCTAAACCAAGTTAAGCGTCACAACGCTCCAGGTCGTTCAGGACAATATGATTGGACAGAGCAGATTGAAATATCGAAAGCACTAAAGTATCTAGCACAAGATGAAAATGTACTTGTTGCTTCTGCTGTTCAAACAAATGATAACAACCAAGTAAGATTTTCACGAGGTATTTATGATGCAGTTGATGCTGCTTATCAGATAACTCATTGGGGTGACCAACATAATGCAATAAAACTTACTTGTGAAAAAATGAGGAGTGCTAAAATGGCAGGATTTGTTAGTGAAATAAATTGGGAGACACTAAAGATTGGACCTCATACAGTAATGGACCCCGATGAAAAAGCAGAGTTAAAAGAAACACTAGAAACAAACGAAGACGTACATGATTTATAGGGGGTGTAGCTCAGTTGGGAGAGCAACTGCCTTGCACGCAGTAGGTCGCAGGTTCGACTCCTGTCACCTCCACCAAAGCGGAATTAGTATAAAGGCAATTATGACTGGCTTCCAACCAGTAGATATCAGTTCGATTCTGATATTCCGCTCCAGATAATACAAAAGGAGTAAGATGATAGATTTAATAAATAAAGTTGTAGAATGGCACGAAGATAGAAACCTTATAGATGGTGCTAGCGATAAAGACCAAGTACTAAAATTAGTTCAAGAAGTAGGAGAACTATCTGATAGTGTATGTAAACAACAAGATGTAAAAGATGATATTGGAGATTGTTTAGTAATCTTAATCAATATCGCAGCTAGAAACAGTACTAATTTACAGGAGTGTTTAGAGGTTGCGTATGATGACATAAAAGATAGAAAAGGCAAAATGGTTGATGGTATCTTCATTAAGGATTGCTAAAAATATTACTTGACAAAAAGTTAAAAATCGAGTATAATATATATTATGATTGCAGTAGACTTATTAACAGAAAAAGGCATAGATTATAAACTACAAGGTAAGGACGCAGTAATAAAGTGTCTAAATCCTGAGCATGATGACACTAATCCTAGTTTAAGGGTAGATCGCATCACAGGTCAAATGCATTGTTTTTCTTGCGGATTTAAGGGTAATATATTTACCCACTTTGGTTCGCCTGCAACAAGTTTAGAAATAAAAATACATAAATTAAAAGAAAAGATAGAACAAAAAAGAGCAGAATCAGTTGGTATTCAACTGCCCGAAGAAAGAATTATGTGGGACGCTCCATTTAGAAACATAGGAAAAGATACACTAAAAATATGGCAAGCCTTTACTTGGAATGTGCCTAAATTTGAGGGAAGGATAGTTTTTCCAATTCGTGACTTAACAGGTAAAACTGTTGGACTAATCGGCAGATTGATTAGTAATAATATGATAGGAGAAAGTCAACCTAAGTATTACATCTACCCAGTAGGTGTACAGTTGCCTTTCTGTCCTGCCAAGCCCAAACTAATACAGAACAGGGCAATATTGGTAGAGGGTATATTTGATGCCCTAAATCTTTGGGATAAAGGCCTAAAGAACACCGTGTGCTGTTTCGGCACAAAACAAATGAATTGGGTAAAATTATCCCTACTCAAAATGCAAGGGGTAACTGGTATAGATATAATGTTTGATGGAGATGACGCAGGACGTCAGGCTTCACAAGAAATAAAAGGTCTTGCAGAGAAGATGGATTTGTCAGTTAAAATAGTAAGATTACGAGATAATCAAGACCCTGGCAATTTAACAAACGAACAAATAGGAGAGATAAAGAGAGTATTATATGGCTAATATAGCATTAATTGAAACAACACCAAGTTCAACTGACTTTCATCGTTGGTTTGACTTTGAATTTGATAGATATGCTCTATCAACAGCAAAAAAGAAAAAAATACTAAAGTCTGATGTTGATATACAAATCAATGAAGATGAGTATGATTTCTTTATTCTAGTAGGCTCAGAGCCTTTTAAATATTTTACTAAGAGAACATCAATCACAGCAGAGAATGGTAGACTTATAGATGATAAGTATTTACCCATAATTAATCCTGCTATGATTACTTTTAGACCTGAAG